CATTAACTTTCTTTAATCCACGACTAACAGCAACGCTAGTCTCTGTGTAAGCGGGTAAAGGCGTAATACTTATCTCGGTTAACTCTCCAATTTGCAAAATAGTATGAATTAGTTGACCGTCGCTATCACGTTTCCAGTTATCGTCTTCGATTGTAAAGCCAAAGGAACAGCCCTCTAAGTTTCCATTCTTGATGTTAGTGTAAACATCTCTTCCTAGAGTTGTATCTGGAATATCTAGTGTAAATTTAAGCCCTTTATCATCAACCTTTAATACTAAAGTATCAGCCGATACTCTACCTAAAACATTGGATAAATCGTGACTATAAAGAGCTAATACATTACTCATATCAACGCCATCAAACATGCTGGGATCACAATATTCAACAAATCCCATATCTTCGCTCGGTTGGTTAAATACACAAGCATATCCAGTAACCTGTCCAATAGCAGATGTACTATCATCATTGCTTAAGTCCCGTAAGTGCCAATTTTTATTTAAAACACTTCGAACATCATTTTTCGAAGTCATCATCTATCACCCCCTTTCGTTGAAGGAGGTTAATTACTTGTTCGCCGCTCAAAACGGGAGCTTTTCCACTCGCAAACTTAGCTATCATATTGGCATATTTAGAACCTGTTGGGTCTACAATAGGGTCTAGGTCTGCTTTAACGGGAACCTTAAACTTCTGTTCTAACTCGCTTACAAACGGTTTAATGTAGCGATTAAAACTACTAATAAACATGCTTGTAGACTGATCTAATGAACTTTGTTGATCACCTTGACCGTTTAAATAATTTTCTGGAATTCCAAATACCTTACTAACTTGCGCTCTAGTCCAATCTACATTGTTCAGATATTCAGCTGTCTTAGCGTCAATCGTTGGCATAGCTTCAACGGTAGCTGATTGGTCTAATACAACTGGCTTGCCTTGATTTGCTCCAGAATACTGTTCTTGAAAGCTGTCTCTAATAGTTTCTTTAGATTCTTTACTCAATTGAGCTTCCGGTACCGAAATAGCTAAGCTAGGTGCAATGAAGTTTTTAAGCGTATTAAGTGATAATCTACTAGATAGAGATTGAAAAGATAGTTCGTTAATTAGTGCCTGTAGTGGTGATGTTCCAACATATTGGTAAAGTGAATTACCGGTAACAAAGATACGAAAATGTAACATATCATCGGATTTAATAACTTCACTATCACGTTCATCGTTGTAAGACACCTGATAAGTTAAATCACCATTGTTATCACCAAGGATAACTTGAACGTTTGCGTATGGAATTTCTTCAAGTTCCACTGGTATCCCTTTTTTTCTACGAATTGCTACATATGCGTTACCAGTAAGCAGCATTTGATTAATAACTGACGTCCAAAAACCATAAGAATTAATTTTGTCATTCGGATGGTTAAAAACACCTTTAAAAGGCTCGTCCATCACATAATTAATGCTCGCTAATTGAGAACTAATTAAACTGATAACTGAAAAGATATCAGAGTTATTAATAGCCGTATCAGCGTTCACAACTGGTTCAGGTATAATTGCATTGCCCGTAACTGTAAACGGCATATAACCGCTTGGTAAGCTTTGTGAGCGAGTGTTTAAACGAGGAAATGGATTAATTGCCATACATTACTCACCTCCCTTCCTGCTTGCTGTAATCCAACTAAGGTAGATTAGAGATAAGCCTAGGACTACCAATCCAACATATTTGCAAAATAAAAACCCTGCTACAGTAAACGTAGTCAGAGCCATAATCATTAATATTAAACTGATGTTTGCTAGTACTAATTGTCCAAACCATCTAATTCGTTTCAATTGTCCACCTCCTAAAAACTAAAGTCGTTCATAAAGTAATCGTTAATTTCATCTGTTGTTTTATTATCCCAAATGGACTTAGTTTTAATGTTACTTAATCCTTCAAAGTAATACATCGCTTCATAAAAGGCATCAATTAAGGCGTCCACTGCATCAATCTTACTTGTACGTTTATCCTTATTAATCTTGATACCATTATTTTCTTCAAACAATAGAGCATTTTTAAGTGAGTATTGCAAAATTCCATCGTCCAGCATTGTAATACGCCCTTGATGTAATTCATCACGGAAAAACCTAGTTGGTTCATTTAAGCTTCTAACGCCCTGATGAACAGGTACACAAACCCATTCCGTATTTTCAATAAGCCTCTTAGTCATTGACGTTTCGTGGTAGAAATCATATAAGAAAGCCTTAACTTGTAAATGGTGCTCATCTACGTAGTTCAGCAACCAATTACATACTTCATCATCTTCAACAATTCCGTATTGATTTTCAGTAATTTTACCAAAGCCTTTTTTAACTTCTGCACGATAATTAATTCCATCTTGATGTTCTTTAACATTGATATCATTGTTAGAATTTCTAAGTGGAATAAATGAAAATTGCTCGACATGGAACTTACCTACTCCGTTATCTTCATAAGGATATACAAAAGCGATTGCGTTATCATCACTGAATTGTCCCTTATCATAACCAATGTAAACCTGTCGATTGTCAATACCGAAACTAGGAATGACTGCTTTCTCTAAATCTTCAAGGCTTACATACGAATTGACTTTAACCTGCAACCAGTTGTTTAAGTTACGATTTTGAAACTCATTAGCAATTCCAGAAGCTATGTGAGCATCTTTATCACTAATCATGCGTTTTAGGATAGCACCGTCTTCATCTAGTTCTAGCAATGGATTGCTCTTAATCCAAGTTTCAGGTTGGTTAATTTCATCTAGGTTATCTTGTTGCCATACCAAACATAAATAGCTGTCTTCATCACGGGAATAGTCTTTCTTCATAACGTCTTTCAAACGTATCTGATCTTTATAGAACAACGTTTCTGTGTTCTCATAAGAAGTAGATATCATTAATAGTTGAGCGCTAGGCAAGTGAGATTGCCCTTGAGTAATCTTACCGATGTTAGGTTTGTGAGCGTAACCCCTATCTCCTGCTTCATCAACAACCGCCAAGCGAAAATGGTAACTATCAAATTGACCAGATTCATTAGACAACTGAACAACTTTATTACCAATCGCAGATTTAATACCCTGTTCGCCAATATAAGTGTCGGTATTGTTTAAAATTTCTTGTATGTCTTCTTCGGTATCTTTTAGAATTCTTCCAGACGTTAGCACATAAGCCCACGGCTTTTTCATCTGTGCACCAGTAGGCATTGTGTAACCTATATCTTGATTGGATAGTCCGGAGCATTCGATTAAGTAGGTGTACCACAACATAATGCTGGCGATATAAGATTTACCATTAGCACGTGCAACAGATACAATCACACGAGTGTAACGAAAGTTATCATTATCCTTGTATACCCAAGCCTTACTCATACATAAAATAGCTTTCTGCCATAACATTAGTGGCATGGGTTTACCATGTGCTGGTTCAGGGAAAATAGAAGCGAATCCTAAAATACTACGACACCGTCCTAAATCGTAGCGATAAGGAAAGTCTTCATCTGGATCTTCAGCTCTTCTTAAGTCCTGCAGATGTCTAAAACAAGCTAGCTTCATCATCTCACCAGAAACAATCTTGTCATTAACGACTAACCAAGCGTAAACAGTTGCAGGGTCACGGTACTTCTCTAATATAGCTGTAAAATCTATCTTTTTAACCGCCTCAGAGACGTTAGCCTCTCCTTTGGATAAATCTACCTTATCAATCATTAGAAGTCACCAGCTCCCTCTCTGAGCTTCTCAGCAAGTGACTTCTTATCTTTCTGCTTCGGCTGTATTAGTTGCATTAAATCTGAACGGCTTTTCGGAGATAGCCCTAACTCTGATCCAGTCTTTATTAAGCTTTTAAGTGCTGAATCATATACTTGTACCATTGGATTCTTTTTCCATCCCACAAAATCTTTACCAATAATTTTTCCTTCTGCATTCTGTAATGATTTATAAATGGGCGTGACCTCACCATTTTTTTGGATGTGATCGTATGCCTTTCGGTAAATTTCATATTGTGTAGCGTAAAATTCTACCAAAGAAGTGTCCATTCGTTGGACTTTCCCTTCGCTTTCTAAAAAAGGCACAATTTTGCGCCATGTAGCCTTTGCTTCGGTTCCTAGATACTTTGGTGGGTCACTAGACAAATGCCCGTCATTCTGGTCTTTATACGGTTTCTTAGCCAACGAATATCAACTCCTTTCCACTGGGTACCCCCCCTATCCTAAAAATTTTAAAAGTAGCATATAGTGAGAGATCA